CCCCTTAATTCGTGAGATAGGTGCTGGTGGCGTTGTCGTAAACCAAGACGCCGTTGGGGATGGGCACGAACACCCAGTCACCTGCCGCCGCGTCCCAGATGGCGACGTTCCCGCTCTCGCCGGTCCACGCGCCGGTCGCGCCCGATGGCACGATGTAGCTGTCGCCGTCAGCGGGCGATCCCGGGGGCGTGGTGATGCTGGCGCTGATTACCGAGGGTCCGCCACTGCTGACGTTGGGCGCGGGCGAGTAGCTCGCGGTCACGGTCGAGGACGAGGGCGTGCTCGTGCTGATCTGGTAATTGTAGAGACCGAGACTGTAGATGTCCTGCACCGCCTCTACGCTGATGACGTTGTTGTCGATGGTGCCTTGGCTGATGTTGGTGATCCTGCAAATCATATCGACTGCGCCACGGTCGGCCCAGCTCAGCTTGAACAAGCCGCCGGTGCTGACGACAAACGCATCGCGATTGATCTTGAATTTGACGGTGATCAGCGGCGTGCACCTGGCACTGGCTTCGCGCCCGAGGACGGTCGCCGCCATCACGTGATCGCGTATCCCCTGATAATTGACTTGTTGGGATACGATCTTGCCTTGGAGGTCGATGTTCGCAAGATCCTGGGCGGTGATCGCGGTGTTGGCGCGCGTCGCGGGGTCGGTGTACACCAACACGACTTCGTTGATCTGGTCGGCCCAGCCCGGAGTCGCCCACGAATCCATCGACAGCACGTCGTCTTCGTCGAAACTCGGGAGACCGGACGTCGAATACCCGCCGCGAATCGGCAGGAGCTGGTACAGGCCCGTGGCGTTGTTCAAGACGAGGTTGGCGGAGACATGGTTCAAGACGATCTTGAGGAAGTCCTCGCACGTGCTCGCGTTGACCCACTGCATGCACAATCCGCTGCCTTCGTTGGCAAAGGTCAGGGCGGCTGCCGTGAACGCGGTGTTGTCCATCAGCGCCGGGCTCAGGCCCATGCCCCACTTGGGGTCGGTGAGGACCTGGTAGATGATGTGCGCCGGATTCATGGCCGACACCGGCTGCAAGGTCGTGGCGAAGAAGTAATACGGGGTCCCAGCGGTGTACGTGCCCGGCGTCGTCCCGAACTCTCCCCGGGTCAGCGTCGCGTAACCGGTGAGGAACAAGGTGCCGCCACTGTCCACGGTCAGCGGCTGCACGTAGATCCATTCGCTGCCGATGTTCATGTACCCAGCCGTCTGCAAGTTGAAGTTGCCGTCTTGCGGGCTGATGTTGAACAGTTGCAAGTTTGTTTGGCCGCTGCTAGTGATTGCCGCCAAGATCGTGTCTTGGAATGTCGGGCTCCACGTCGGCGCCTGCGTCAAAGCGCTACCGCCCTGCGTGACCACGGCCTTTGTCGGATTCCAGGTGCCTCCGGCGATGTTCCAGCCGTTGCTGATGCGCGTGCACTCGAACTCCACGCCCTTGATATAGGGGGTGGTGCCGATGTACCCGCAGCCAGCGGTAATGTGCTGGATCGTGTAATCCTCCATCGTGAAGTAGTCGGTGTAGGTGCCGTTGACCCAAACCACCGACGTCACCCCGCGATACGCGGGCACCGTCCCCAATTGCGACGTCAGGTACGTGTTCACGGGCTCCGCCGACGTCCCGAAGATCACGTTGAAAATGCCCTGAATTCCGCCCTGGCTCTTTTCGCCGCCGTAGAGGTTGAGCGCGGACATCGCCATGTTGCCGTCGGCCGTAATCGGAACCGGGCCACCGCTCGACGCGTTCCCCTGCCACGTCAGCTTCTGGTCCCAGTAGACCTTGTTGATGCTGTCAAACGGCCCATGCCCCAGCACCAGGTGAATGCCCATGAAGTACTGGTAGCCGATGGTCGAGGAACTGAATAGCGAGTGCTGCTTGATGTTGGAGGTCGTCAAGTCCCCATACCACACGCAGTTGGCGCCGGTGATATTGACGGTGCCGAAGATAATGGGGATCGAACGCCCCTGCTCGGCCGTCGGCAGCGTGAAGTCGGTGAGTGAAGCCGAGCGCGGGGTAGGCGGGCGCGGGGCCAGGGCAATCGTCAAGATTGTCGTGACCACAAAATAGATTACTGATGCCCACATTGCCGTCTAGCCTCGTGCAATTAATTTCAAAACACCGAACTACTGCCCCAGGGGTTCTTTTCGGTCATGAACGGGAACCCGCCAAAATTCAAACCATTCGCGAACTTGCTGATGCACGTCGAAAACGTGTGATCGCAACCCGGAGCTATTGTAACAAGCGTGCCGTTGGGGAAATTCGGGAACGCGAACGTGATCTCGCATTGGGTGCCGGTGTGGTTCTTGATGCCGCGCTTCGCATAGAGCCCGGGCGCGTACTGCCACACGATCTTGCCACCCGCCCACCAGCCATTGGGCTGCCCTAACGCCGTGAACGCGGATGCGTTGAGCACGTTCCCGACTTCAGAGTCGATGGTGATGATCGACTGAAACGCGAGGATGTTGAGGGCGCAGTCGATGCCGTAAAGCGCATACGGGCAGTTGACTGTGTACACCCGTCGCGCCCCGGCCTGACGCAGGCTCGTGAACACGCTCTCGCACGTCAGCTCCTGGCGCAGCGGCGGAAAGTCCACGGTCAGCACCCGCCCCAGCCACACGATGGAGACGTCGCCCACGTCCAGCGCCCCCTGCTGCACGCGCTTCACGACAAGCGTGACGATGTCATCGGGGGGGCCGAAAGCAAACAGCAATCCAATCGGAAATTGGTCGGGGCAGGTGAGCGTCAAGTTGTTCTTGCCGATTTCCCCGGATTCAACGAACGCCGTCCTGCTGATCTGCCACGGCAAGTACGTGATCGGGGGTATGACCACTGAGTGGTCGGCGCTCGTGAAATACTGGGTGATGCCCTGATACGTGAACTCGTACAGCTCATAGGGTTGGCTCGATGCCTGGCTTTGTTCGAGCGTCAAGAAACTCATTCGCGGACTCCGACGAGGTTGGCGACGATCTGTGCCCGCCCCGGATGGTCATGGGTAAAGAGGACTTTGTCGTCGGCTATGCGCATCAGCATCAAGAATTCCAGGCGCGCGATGTTCGCGGGCAGGATGTTGGTGGCGCTGAACTGCGAATTCACGCTGATGGTCTCGGTCGCGCCGCCGCCGGTGACCGTGGCTCCCGTAATCTGTCTGATGATGACGGTGCCGTTGGTCAAGGTCATGCGGACGTCGCCGAACGGTCGCATCGGATTCGAGCTGGCGTCGAGGCCAAAGAGTGTGTAGCCGATGTACTCAATCGTGACGATGGTCGCGCCGCCGGTGATTGTCGCGGTGACCGTCATATCGTTTTTGTTCGTCGGCACCCAGAACGCCGACTGGCTGCCGTTGAGCCAATGCAGGAGCTGACGAATCGTCCAAATCGCGGACTGTCCATTCGGCGCCGCGACGCCCCCGGTCCACCACGTCTTGACGGACGTCGGGCGGCTGCGGTCGGTAGATGCCTGCTGGTAGATGGTGCCACTGGCGTTGTCGATGATCGTGACGCCGTTGCGCGCCATACCCTCAGTCAGCTCGCTGTCCACGTAGTTGATGTCGTCGAGAATCGGCAGGCCCTGGTAAATGTCCCAGGTGCCGATGTTCGCGAGGTTGACGTTGTCCAGCGTCGTGAACTCGATGCTCACGCGTTCCGCGCCCGTGATCAGGGTCCGGGACTGCGTTTGGGTCTTGGCGTAAGCCGTGCGCACGGGCATGACCTTGGCGTTGACCGGGTAATTATTGACGGTGATCGCGCCCGAGGTAAACGTAAGTTCCGTCGAGCTGATGGTAGCAATCTGGAAGGTCTCGTAATAGCTGAGGTCCGGGGCCATGAGCATGACCAAACCGCCAACGCGGTAGTCGGCATTGGCCGTGTTGATGGCGACGAAATTCGAACCCGGGGTGCATGCCTGCGTCGGCTGCGCTTGTTCCCACCAAATCGGGACGCCCCAGACCCGTGGCAGCCAATTGAACAGCACCATCCGCAGTTGCATGTCCTTTTGCGTATTGGTCATGAACGGGGTGTACGTCAGCTTCTGCCGGGGCGCGTACCTGATGCTGATGCGTTGCTCGATGCCGCTGTAGCTTTCTAGGATGTCGGTCTTCCACTCAAGCTGCTCCGTATACCCCTGCTCCGGGTCCCACGGAAACAGCGTAATGCGGGCTCCGGTGACCGGCACCACCAACGACTCGGGATCGGTGGTGTCGAGGTTCTCGCCGACCAACGTAATCGTGCCATTGATATTCGGCGGTCCCAGGGTCGAAACATTCACCTGCAACACGTAGCTGTTGTAGGGATTGACGATTACCGGGAGCGTGCCCGTGACCAACGTGACTCCGGAGTCGGTGGCGTTTGTCACGCTCGCGATCTCTTTTTGCGTCGGGAACAGGTTCGCGACTTCAATCGTCCGCTCTTGATTCGAGAGCAAATTCCCCAGGTTCAGGATCGACGGCACCAACAGCCAGTGCCCGAGCAAATCGTTCGAGTACGTGGGCATGATGAACGCCGCGCGATTGTGGGCGTTCGCCGGTTGCACATTGTTGCGGGTAATCGTGCCCATGATCATCGTGCGATCAAGGTGGCCGATGGGGCTCTGCTCGGTGGCGTTCGTCAATTCATACGGCTGCGGGCGCGGTATCGCGGCCAGCGCCATCAGCGCCGGACTCACATTGGTCTGGACGTAGCCACGATCCACGCTCTGCGTGATCTGGTCTACCGGCCACATGTACCCGGCGTAGTTCGTCATTACGGAATCTGCTTATACGCGTAGCCCGCGACCGCGCTGTTCTCCTGGCCCGTGCTGCCGTTCTTCGACGCCATCGAAAACACTTGCCAGGTATCGCTGCCGATGCTGAAGACTTGGCCATCGGTCAAATTCGTCATGTTGATCATGCGCACGTCCGGGATCTGCCCAATCCAGCGCAGGGTCGTGGGGCTGTCGCTGTTACGCACGGCACCGATGACGATGGGCGCCAGCGGCACCAATCCCGAGAACAGGGACTCGCTTATGTTCTTCATCATGCGATTGAAGCCGCCGCGAACCGAGGAGCGCGCGCTACGGCGATAGGCGTTGGTGTTGGTGCCCGTGGGATTGTAGTCGGTGACCGTAGGGCTCACCCAATTCGAGTTGTAGCCGATGGCCGTGTTGTCCGTGGTATTCGGGTCTTCGTAGTGCACCGTCCACTCGCAGCCGTCGGCGAACGAGCCGTTGTTGTCCCATGGCGGCATATGTTGGGTGCTGGAGGGGGTGCTGATCGGGAATCCGGTGCCCCCGAGTCCGCCTTGGTTCCAGTACATGCCCGCGTAGTAACCACCGCCGGTGTACGGCCACGTCCCGAACTGCGTCAACGCGCCAATGTGCATGTGCCGGTACTTGCCGGTCGCGATCTCCAGGACGAAGTGCAGGTAATCGCCAGCGGCATTCGAGAACATCCACAGGCTCGGATACGGACCCACGAATCCCTGTTGGAATCCACGAATCGCGCCCAACGGCCCCGCGACGACGTTGGCGTTGCTGTAGCCGGAAGTCGAATACCCGAAATACGCACCCCCCGAGTTACCGGTGATGTTGTACTCGGTCGCGATCTGCGCTGGCGGACTACCGCCGTTGCCGATGCCATCGAATAAATACAGGCAGTTGTTGCCGGGGCCACTGACCGTCGATCTCATGCCGAAGGCCACGTCTTTGTTGTTGGCTCCGACGCCGTAGACCGTGAGCACGCGACCGCCCGCGACGCTTGGCCCAGCGGTGTCGATAGTCGGACTCCCGAGCGTCGTGCCGTAGGCCCAGGCGCCGCCCCCGCCCACCGCCGAGTTGACGGCGTCGATGAACGACTTGATGTACCCGAGCACCGCGTCGTAGTTGGTGACGTTCGTAACTACTTGATATGTCATGTCATGCTCTCAATACGCAGAAGAAGTTGTTGGCCTGCGTGCGCCAGCCCATGTGGAAAACGTCGTAGACGTTGGCACTGGGGTCAGTGAGGGTGTCGCCGGGGTTCAGACTGAGGCCGGGGTTCACGTACAAGCCATCGAACTGCCCAATCAACCGCGTGGGTCCGTGGAGTAGGCACGGCAGAATCGGGTAGGTCGCGATCTCGGTGCTCGACATCTGCTGAGTGCCAGCCGAATACTGATACCAGAAGCTGTCTTCGTCGCTGGCGTTGCTGACTTCAGCGCCGTCGTTCGCCGAAGTATCGCGTACCGGCCACACACTGGGGTCGTTGGTGTTGGTCGCGCTGCCCAGGGTCGTGCTCGTGTAGTGCTGAATCACCTGCCACGTGCCATCAACCCACCTGAAATAGCAGTTTCCGGGACCGGGGTCCGGGAGTCCGGCGTTGCCGTAGTCGTTCTCGGAGTACGCGTACGCCTGCGTCGCCATCTGCCCGGCCACCACCAGCGGGTACGGGTACTGGGACCGGGTTCCGAATTGCAGAATAAAGCCCGCGTACAAGAAGACATCGACACTGCCGATGCGTGCCGCCGCCATCCACCGCCTGCCGTTGCACCAGAACCAGCAATTGAAGGTGGCGTTGTTCAGGCTCACGTTCACGCCGGTACTTCGCCCGGGCATGGTGTTGTACGTCTCCTGCTGGTTGTAGGCGCTGAAGCCCTTGAGCTGGAAGCCGTAGATGCCAGCGCCGCTCGTCGAATACGTCTGGAGGCCGACGATGATCTGGTCGGCGTTGTTGCTGCCGGGGCCTTGTACGTACGCCGTACAGCCGCTGGCAAGCCCTGAACCCGGTATCCCGGTCTCGGTGCTGGGGGTCGGGAGGCTGCGCCATCGTACAGCCACTCCCGTGGCTCCGGTGAGCGTCGCCGCGCCCCAGTCTGCGCTGATGGTGCCGGTGGCCGTCGTCACAATCGTGTTGCCGCCGGTGCCACCGAAGACACAGGTCACGTCTACGACGCCGCTGCCGCCGGTTGCGGCGGTAACCGTCGGGTGCAGGACCGTGGCCGCGCTGTAGTTGGTGCCGGGGGTGCCTGCGCGCGTGATGGCGTCGATCAAGTTGGTCGCGGCAGCCGCCGCACTGCCTCCGATCAACACGTCGTAAGCCGCGAGCGTGATCGCGGTCTTGAACGTGTACGTGATCGTGTCGATGGTCACGGTGTCACCGTTCGACGGCGTGCTTCCGAGGGTCAGGACGCCGGTCGCCTGCACGTCGGTCACGCCGACGCCCGTCGCGACATTCGTCAATTGCCCCGAGCCCAGCGTGCCGCCGGTGATGAATGCGATCAGCGACCGTATGAAGTCGTTGTAATCTGCTGCTGTTCCGCTTGCGTAAGCCATTGATTTACCCCAGTAAGCTGTTCACTGCCGTTCTGTTCTGCGACAGCACATTGAGAATCGCCTTTGTCCCCGCCGGTCCACTCATCGCCGCAGGCACGTGGTTGGGGTCTTGGACGTTGACCACTTGCACGGGCACATTGACATTCGGCGGTTGCACGATGGTCGCGGCTTTGTTCCCGGCTGCCGTGCCAATCGCCGCACGCGTGTCGGCGTTGTTCGAAACCCGGCCATTGTCGCCGAACGTCACTAGTTCGGGACCGTTCTCGCCCACGAGATGGGTCGAACCCTTCTTGACGTTGCCACCGCCCGCGAACCCGAACGCATCCTCGGCCGCGCCCAGCGCATCAGAGGCTGCCGAGGCATTTGCCGAATCCGCATCCCCCAAGCCACTGAGGTCGCTGCCGAGCCCGCCCGCGCCGCCGCCTGCCGCCGACTGCTGGAGGGCTGCTGCTGCCGCCTTCAACGATGCCGCTGCCCCCGTTAAACTGGTCCCGGCTTGGAGGAGCTGCGCGCCGCCGCCCGCCTGACTCCCCAGCTTCACGCCAGCGCCCGCAGCAAGATTCGTGCCAAGTCCAGATATCGTGGAGTTGCTGGAGCCTGCAAGCGCTCCGTACACGTTCTTTTCCGCGTTCTGCACCACCAGCTTCGCCGCTTCCTGTTGCAGGCCCTTGGTTATGTCAAGCAACAGGCTCTTGAGGCCCTTGCTGGGGTTGATCAGATACTTCTCCAGGGCGTCGCCCATGGTCTTGCCCGCGCTCTGCACGGCCTGCGCGAACTGCGAGTACGCGGCCGAAGCCTGCGCAAAGTTCTCTTTGATCTCAAGCGTGGCGCGGTTGAACTGGTCTTGGTCGATGCTGCCTTCGGCCAACGCCGCGTTCAGCTTGATCTGCGCGGCCTGGTACTCAAGCGCCGCCTGCGCCCCGGCTTTATCCGAAGACGGCGCCGCACTGTCTTTGACCGCTGATTGCTGGAACTGGTTGGCGGCAAGCGCCGACGCCGTACCCGCCTGCGCCGACGTCACCGTCCCCCGGCCCTGCAACAACGCGATCTTCTCCTGTTCCTCGCGATAGGCTTTGGCCTGAGTGACGAGGGGTACGTATTTGCCGACCAGCGTCAGCAGCTCGTTGCCGTATTGGTCGGCCTTGTCCTTGGCGTCAATGAAATTAATTGCAGCTTCTTTGGCGGCTGTCGCCTTCTCGGCTTCGGTGCCGGTGCCCGCCGCGATCTGGTCGAGGGCCGACTTGTAGTCGTTCGTGGCCTTGGTCAGGTTCTGAGTCTCTTTCGACTCCCCGCTCAACCCCTCCTGCACCTTTTTGATTTTGTCGGCGACATCGACGTAGATCAAATTGAGCTGTTGCAGGCTGATGTTGTGCAGCGCGTACTGGGCATTGGCCTCGACCAGGCGCTCGCTTTCCTTCGCGACTTCGGATTCGAACTTGGCTTCGGCGTCGGTCGCCGCGCCCAGATTCACGACCTTGGCGTTGGCCGCGATCACATTCTTCTCGAATGCCACCTGCTGCGCGGTCAAGACCTTGGTCAGGGCCTCGCCACCGACGCCCGCCTTCAACGCGTCTTCCCCGATCTTGCGCACGGCATTGGAGTTATCGTTCAGGGCCTTGGCCACGGGATCGTTCGCCGCAGCCACCGCCTTCCACGCGACATTGAACTTATCGGCGGCATCCCGCGCAGACAGGACCTTGGCCGCAAGATCGCCCTCCAGCTCCGCCGCCTGTTTGAGGTCGATGCCCAGGGCCTTCAATTGCGCGGAGCTGGCCCCTCGCAACGTATTGAGGTCGGCCTGAGCCTTGGCCGCTGTATTTTGCTCGTCCTTGACCTTGGCCGCTGCCTGTTGCGTGCTCGGGTCGAGGGTGGACGCGTCTTCCTTGATCTTGGTCGCCGTGGGCTTGATCGACTGGAGGTCGTCGCTGACGCTGGTCGTGTCACCGGAAGCCGCCGCAGCCTTCAACCCCACCAAGTCCTTGAGTTTGGTCGTGATATTGCCGACTTCCTGAGTCCAGGAGTCGGGGATGAGTTTGGTGGCGAAGCCCGCGATTGCGTCCTTGACCCCGCCCATGGCCTTGGACACGACCTCGAAGTCATATTTCAAGCCTTCGAGCACGCCCTTGATCGACTGCAACCACAAGTTGACCAGCGGCAGCACGACCGTGCCCAAGTCGTCGAGGACGTTCGAGAACTCGTTCTTCGTGATCTTCGCCAGATTCTGGGTGGTCTCGGCAGCGCGGGCGGCGTTGTCGTTGTATGACTTGGCGGCTCCCGACAACTGATTCATGGACTTCGCCGCTTGCTCGCTCGTGAGCCCGGTCAACGCCGTCGCGCCGCTCAGCGCCGCCGTGCCCCCCACCAACTCCGAGAATTCGATGGTGTTGCCGTGAGTCACGTCTTGCAGCACCTTGAGGGCTTCGGTAATGCCTCCGGCCTCGCCCACCAACTGCTTGAAGGTCTGGGCCTTGTACCCGGCCTCCTGCAATCTGTCGGTGAATCCGCTGAAGGCTTCGGCGGCTTTCGGCGTGTCACCGGCGATGGCCGTGACGATGGAGCGCATGGCCTGCAAACCCAGCCGCCCCTCGACCCCCGCAGCCTTGAGGTCGATGACACCTTTCGTGAACTGATCCATGCTGACCCCGGCCTTCACCATCTCCGGCCCCAGGCGCACGAATTCCTGCTGAAGTTGCTGGGGAGGAATCTGCGCCTGAACCAGGATCGTGTTGAGGTCGGCGGCGTAGTGCGCGGCCTCAGAGGCGTCGGCCTTGAACAATTGCAAGGATTTCGCCAGCAACTCGGTGCTCGTGCCCAGGTCCTGACCCGAGGCCAGCGCCAGTTTATTGGCTTCGGCCAGGATCTTGGCGGAGGTCGCGGCGTCATCGAACCCACGCGCCGCTATCTTGGCAGCGGCTCCGGCTTCCTCAGCCCGTGAATTGCCGAACTGATCGCTCAGCTTCTCCAGGGTGGCTTTCGTGCCCTCGAAGGCTTCGTCGGTTTGATTGGTGACGTTCTGGAGCCGAACAAAGGCTTCTTCGGTCTCAGCGGCTCCGACCACGGCCTCGGTGAAGACCGCGACGAGCGCGCCCACCGCCCCTGCCGCCGCCAAACTCGCGACGTTGAAGCCCGTGAACTTCTGCGCGATCTCGTTGAGACCGTCGCCCAGCCCCTTCATCGACTCGCCCGTCGCCTTGACGCCGGTGTTCAGCTTCTCGGCGGACTGCGCGACTTGCTCGGCACTGCGCTGGAACGTGGCCGCGCCAGCCTGCGCGGGCGTAGCGTCGATCCCTACTTGTATGCCATACGATTGATCAGCCACGTCCAGTCTCCTGCCTGCGTTCGTCGTCCACCCGGTCCTGTTCAACTTTGCGCGCTATCTGCGCGTTGACCTTAGACCTGTAGACCGAATCCAGGGCTCTGATCATCCTGACCAGATACTGCCGTAGCTCAGTCCCGCGAACCCCAAACATCTCCGCGTAGGCGTGCATCGCCTCTATCGGAATCGAGCCGATGCTGCCGTCGAATATCGGCCTGCTCGTGGAGCACACCGAAAACGCGTCATACAACCAACTCAACCACGCGTGCAGTTCTGGCTTGTTGAGTAGGGCGAAAGGGGTCTCGCCTGTCTGCCTTTCGGCAGCGAGCAAGCCGTCCTCCCGCTCGCCCCACTCCAAATTCCACTCCAGAACCGCTACGAGTTTTTTGTGTCCGCTTCCTCTGCCTGTCTCAAATACTTGGTGGTGTCCGTCGCCATCGCCCGCAAGTCCGCGAACATATCGGGGAGGTCGAGCAACAACGTCACCACAGAATCGTAGGAATAGGCTACCACCTTTCCGTCGGCCGTCGGCACGCCCTTCGACCACGTCCCAGCCTCATCCTTGACCTCGACGGACTTGATGATGGACTCCGCGTATAGCTCGGCCATGATCTGATCGTCTTGGGCCTTGGACAGCGTGCCCATGTCGATTTGGCGGCGGAACGGCTTGACCTTGGCCTTGTAGGCTTCGGCGAATGCGATATTCGCGCCACCGGCACGGGCAATCAGGAATTTGACGTCGCCGTAGTCGATCCAGACCCCGGCTTTTTCGGCTGCCTTGTCGGTGCCGAACATCTTGTACAAACTGTTCATCGTGATCTCTCCTGCTTCATGTGGGAGTTTCGGCGGCAGTCATGCCGCCTACACTCAAATTGCAAATTCGTCTTTCATCTCTTACCCCAACTGCTTTTCAAGTCAGCGGCCCAATTCAGGACCGCTAGGATCTTGCCCGCAATCCAGTTTTTCACGTTACAAGGTCACCGGAAGCCGGTCAATCTGAATCGTGACGAACGGGTAGTAGGTGTTGGTGGACGCTGCCGGATTTCCTTCCATCGTGAAGTCGGCGATGATGTCTTGGTCAATGCCCTTGGCGACGATGCTCGGATTCATGACGGTAATCGCGGGCAGCGTGATGACGTACGCGTTGCCGGTGCTGTCGGTCAACTGCCAGGAAACGCCCAAGTCCGTCTCGTTCACGAAGTCGTTGTAGTACGTGAAGTCCTTGAAGAACAGACTGAGTTTGCCGTCCACCTGCAACGTGCCGCGTCGCATGCCGACGGCTGCCGCTGAACCGATGCCGTATTGGCTGGCCGACCGCTGCTTGGAAACCGTCATCTCGACTTGCTGCAACACCGCCGACGGCGCGGTGCCGTTGACGTTGAACGCGCTGAAGCCGCTGATGTTGTCGATGACTCGGCCCAATGGTGCCGCCGTCGGCGTTGAGGTTCCGGCTTCGGCGGTCGCGCTCACCTGAGACTTGACGAGGAACGTGAACGTGCCCTCAACAAACTTGCCGACGTCCATGCTCAGCTTCATGTCGCTGACGTAGCTGCCGACGTACTGCAAGAACAGGGCCGGAGCCAACTGCTTCTCGAACGAGTACGTGGTGACGTTGGCCCCGTTCTGGATGAACGAGCCCGTGATCTGCACGGAACCCGCCGGGGTCTCGGTGACGAACACCTGGGTGTTGGTGCTGTTCTCGATGACAATGTGCTCGTCGTCGGTGAAGGTCACGACCTTGAACGCGCCGTTGTTGACGGCATTCGTGAAGCCCGCGAGCATGATCCACTGACCGGCGACGATGCCCGCGAAGTCGTGGTTGGTGCTCGACAGAATGTTGGTGGCGGTCGTCAGCGTGACGGTGCCCGCTACACATTGAATGCCGTTGAGCGTGACGGTCGCGCCAGCGGGCGCGGTCTCGGTGACGAGGGTCGCGGCAACTGCCGTGCCGTAGTTGTACAGCGTCATGGTATCGGGGGTGCCGTTGGTCGCGGCGTGCACCGTGAACTTGCCGTTGTTCGCGGCGTTGGTGAAGCCTGCCGTGGTGATGGTGTCGCCGGGATGCAGAACCACTTGGCCGACGCCGGGAGTCGTGAAGTAGCCGGTCGTCGCCGTGATCTCGTGGCTGCCGCTGACCACGGCCAGGGCTGCGGTGAGGCCGGTGTTGGCGACCTGGCCGAAATTCGACCACGCCGTGGCGTTGAGCGCGCCCAAGATAAAGTCGTCGAAGGTCTGGAAACTGAGGGCAAAGTTGAACGAGCCCTTGCTCTCTACTTTGGTCGTGATCGCGTGTTGCGCGTAGCCACTGGGGTTGATTTCCAGGGGGCGAACGCGAGTCTTGGTCTCGGTGAAGTCTTCGCCGGTGAGGCGGATCTGTTGGAAGACCACCACCGGGATCGTTGCCCATACGCTTTCGACGGCGTAGGACATTTTGACGTTACTGGTATCAAGGCCCGCATTGTAACTTGTAGTCATTGGATCACCTTTACAACAAATCGTCTCTGTGGAACGGAATCGTCACATTCACCTGCCAGAACGCGCCATCTCGCCCGATCTCGCGCACATTCGGATCTCTCATCCTCACGTGCCCGCTGAACGGCGTGTCGGGGAAGTTGAATATCTGCTGCCGATACAACTCGCCGAGTGCGTCGCCAAGCGCCAGTGCGTCTCCGTCTCCCTCATCCGCTGGCCAAAACACCTGCAAAATCAGGGACCCATAAACTCTGTGGGTGTTGTTCGCAGACCCCATTTCGATCTGCTGACCTTTCACATCCACTACCGTGAACCTGACCCAGGCTTCTGGGGGTTGCGGCGGCGTGAAGGTAATGTTGGGCCAGGCCACCGGCAGCGAATTCGCGGATGCGTACGCTATCAATGGCGCTGCCAAGACTTGCCGTTCTAATGCCGTCGTCATGTCAGGTTCAGCTTCTTATCTTTTAACACTGCCAAAGACGCCGCGATAGCGGGCTCCGTCATACCCGTCGGCGCTTTCGCGGAATTGCCGTTGTCCAGGATCTGGATATAGGGGACGTTGTTGGTGATGAACATACCCCAGGCCGGTGACGTCAGGAACAGTTTCTTCATGGCCTCAATGTCTCCCAGCTCCTCGCCGGTCAGCGCCGCCCCCGTACTCTCGACGCCCGCGATCCCGTCTTGTTCCTCGGTCACGGGATTGCCGATGCTCGGCTGCCAGTTATAGCGGGCGTGGCCCGTGAGCACCGGCGTCAGGATCAGGAGATTGCGAAATACTTCCTCGAACACCGCGAGGCCCGCCTTTTTTGCAATTAACTGCACTTGCTTGTTGCCGTATTCGCGGACTCTAGCCGCGAACGCGTCTGGGCTCAAGATTTCCATTAGTAGACCACCGTGATCTTCCACATGATGACGAGACCACCGGGACTGATGGGGCTGACGCTCAGTATCTCATACGTCTGCCCGGTCTCATCCTCGAAGCGGTCGTCGGTGCCCGGGGCAATTGTGAGCGTGGTGGCGTCAATATTCACTTCCTTGGTCGTGACGCGGGTCAGCGTCGTGCCCTTGGTCTTCTTCTCGATACCGGCGTTGGTCTTGCGCGTGCCGCCGTACAGCGCCTTGCACGGAAACGAGAACTCGGTGCCGGGCGCGCTCATGGTGCCGGTGAGCGGATTGAACACCGCCGCCGTCTTCACGAGGATCGCGGCATCAAAGCCAAATTGCTTCAACAGGGGGTAGGCGACGTTGTCGCGCATGCCCTTGTAGAAGCCAGTGGGATCGACGTTGCCAACCATGGATCACCCCCTTCAACACAGCCAGGGAGCGTCATACCCTGGGTTGTAAATCGCTTCCTTGATCAAGTGGAAGTAGTCGGGGAAGTCGAACGGATTCGCGTAGACCTCGTTGCCGTGGCTGCGAAGCTGCTTGCGCTCGTGTTCCGTGAGACCGATGACCAGCTCGATGGGCATGACGCCGATGGTCGCGTAATCCTTGAGGATGGCAATGATCTGCGGCCAATACGTGATCGAGGGTGCCGTCGGCTTGAAACCGATGGACACCGGCCCCGCGCTCTCGGTCGAGGGGTTGTCATACTTATCGACCTTCAATTGAATGAAGGGCGTGGTCAATTCGATGCTCGCGATCTCGTAGTTCGCGGTCACGATCTTCGGCGGGATGATGTTGTCCTTCCAACAGTACCCGTCTTGATCCCGGACTTCGCAACGCGGCCAGTCCAGGGGTTGATTCTGGGATGCGCGGCGCCCGTGCCAGCGCCCGACCAACCAATAGTCCATGCCCGACGCCGCACGAATCAGGGCCGTCGTCAAATCGGCGTCACTCCGTCCCTGCGCGGCCTTGTTGCCGGTGTTCGCAAAGTACTGCTGTGCGCCCGCCAACGTGCCATAGCAATTGGCGTTGAGCGTCCCCTTTCCCTGGGTACCGGCAGCCGTCTCCTGAATCAGATTTGGGGCCAAGACCGTGGTCATGGAGTCACCGCCGCGACGACGCTGACGTTACCGAAGTACGGGCGTAGTACGGCACCGGACGCCAACACCACCTTCAAATCCCATACGTACTGACCCTCGGGATCTGTGAGATTCGCGCCGGGTGCCAGGACATTGTTGACGGCGAGCAACGTCAGGTTGACGATGCCCGAGGCCGTGAACAGGGTCGTCGCGCCCACGCTCAACGTCAACGCGGTCGTTGTGAACGAAGCCGTGGTGTCATGCAGCTCCTCGCCAATTTGGAAAGTGCCGCTGACCCCACCCAACACCAACGCCAGCGTCACGGGGTCGAAGCTGACCACTGTCCCGGTCGCGGCGCTCGTTACGCCGGTGACCGAATCCCCGGCAGCGAACGTGCCGTTGAGCAACGCCCCCTGTGCCAGAACCACGACCCTACCGGCTGCGCCGTCGCCGGTGCACGCGAAAGTGCAGCGGACGACACTGGTCTCGTTCGTGTCTTTGATGTCGGCGCTCACGCGCGCGCCCGCGAGATTGAGGGGACTGTTGTTGGGCTGGTTCACGACGAACTGCGCCGTGAAGTCCGCGCCCTGCGCGATCTGGAAGTCTTCCTCGGTCCCGATATTGCTGATTACGCCCATCGCCGCCTCACAGGACCAAGAGGTCCGCCTTCAACTTAGTCCAATAGAACCCGTCCGGGGTCTTGCCGTCCTTCTCGATCCAGTTCGCGGACAACGGCCCGTGGGCCTCGTCGCAGTACGCGTCCAAGAACCCCCACG